TTCGAGTTGCGAAGAAACTGTTTACCATGAAAATGCTGAGTACGTACATGGCGATCATTTCTGTTCGAATTGTTATAGTAGGCAGTGTTATTATTGTGAGGACTGCGAACAAAACCAATTTAATGATGATCCATGCAGTTGTGAAGATGATAGGGATTATGTTGATGAGGATACAGGGCTATTATCTGATAGTACAAAAGTTGAGCTTCAATACTATGGTGTTGATACTACATCAACAGTAGTTGAGGAAACAATGGGAACAGAAATAGAAACTGAGGCAAGAACTGATTATGCAGTTTATGATCTAGTTCAAGAAATCAATGACATCTTTAATAAAGATAAAGAAAATCTAATCTGTGTTCGAGATGGCTCACTAGATCAAGAAATTGGATTTGAGATGGTATCGACAAACGCAACCTTTGATTATCATAAAAATCAATTTCTGGAGTGAGTTTTTTAAAAGTGATATTCCTACAAAAAAGTTAAGAGCATTTAAAGGCTCACGAACTGCTATTCATATTCACTTTTCAAGAAACGCATTTAATACTCATCAATTAAAGCATTTAAACGCATTTTATCACAACCCAAAAAATAAATCTTTTTTGGTAGATATAGCACAAAGAGAGTGTAATCAATATGCTAGTTATGTTCCAAGTATAACCTACTTTGATGATGTAGAACATACAGGGCAGAAATATAGAGCTATAAACTTCTCTAATCCAAAAACTGTTGAGGTAAGAATATTTAAATCAAATGTTAAACCTATCTCATTTTTTAGATGTTTAGAGTTAGTTCACTCTATCAATCAATTCATTAAAACAGTTGATGAACATAGAACAGATAGTATCGAATATACTGAATATTTTGATTATCTGTTAAATAATCCAGATAAAAAATATGTTAATCTTTTATTATGGTTAGATCAAAATGAATACTTTGAACACTTACAATATATTGAGGATTTCAAAATACGATATGCAAACTTCAAAAATATTGTTGAGGATTTCAAAGAAAACAATCAAGAACTAATAGCCCTAGAAAGTGAGGATAATTAAAATGTGTTTAATTATAATGGCTAATGATCTCAAATCATTAAACTATAAAGACCTAGAAACTGCCTATGATCGTAATTCCAATGGTTTTGGTGTTATGTATATGAATAAAGAAAATAAATTTGTATCGGATAAATTCTTACCAAAGAATTTTAATGATGTTAAAAAATTTCTTTAATGCTCATAAAAACACAAAACTAATAAAAATGGCAAATTCACTTCAGATTTACGACTGAAGGAAAAACAAACAAAAAGAACTGCCACCCCTTTATTAGTTATAAATCTGATGACCGAGTAATAGGTATGATGCACAATGGAGCTAGACTACCTATTCCATTAATCCATAAGAACTGCTCAGATACATGGCATTTTAATCAACACTATTTAAAAACAGTGTTTACTAATAATCCTAATGCAATCTTAAAAGACGAATATCAAGATGAATTAGCTAAACATATTGACAATGATAAAATGCTCTTTTTGGATAGCAAAACATCTAAATTCATTATCATCAATGAAAACTATGGTAATTATAAAGGCTCTAATTGGTTTTCTAATGATTATTGAGATACACCAAAAATAAGCTACCGAATAGATAATGACTACAATAGCGATCTCAATTACTATGGTTTTCGTGGCCACCATGTATTAGATCAATCAGTTAATAGCATTGATTTTTTAAGTGATGATGAAATATCAAGAACACCTAGTAATCAGTTATATGATTTTGTTGATGATTGTTATTACAGTGAGGATATGTCGCCACTATATAACCTAGTAGATCGATACAAAAAGAAAGTATCTTAATTAGAAATATTCAATAGCTCTTTAAATAGGGCTATTGACTATCTCTATGATAGTAGAAAAGGAATAGAAAGCATGAAATATTATTTTAGTATCTACAACAAGTATAACTAATGAGGACTTAAATCATCTATATAATTATACCAAGCAAAAAATATGAAAATTAGAAAATGAGGATAACAAATACTATCCTGTTGATGAGTATGATAATCCAAACGATTATTATAATCATGAAATGACTGAATTAACTGAAAATCAGTTTAATTCTTTAAAAGACACTTTTGAAATTAGAAAGTTTTTAATGAAATGAAACAATTAGATTTATTTTTAGATTATAATTTTTACAATTCATATTCATTTACTCATTTAACTATACTAGATGAGTAATAATAATTTATTACTAAAAAAATTCTAAGCTGGTAATAAAATATGACAGTAATTTTTATTACTTTTTTCCAGAAAAAAATACTAATCTAATCTTTTACGACAGGCACATGCACGAGAGAAAAAATCAGCTACAAGCACATGCACAGGCACAAGGATATTGACATTGTGTATGGGATTTTATATAAATAAAATAGAAAGGAATAAAGCAGATGAAAAAAGAAAATTTTGAAAAAATAAAAGACACAATAGACGAACATTTATCTACTATAGAAGTAGATAAAGTAGCATCATCTAACGATCATAACGATTGGTATTTATTGGGCAAATGGGATTTAGCACAAGAAATAAATGATGTTTTGTTAAAAGAAGAAAGCGAGGAATAAATGACCGATAAAAAGAAAACTAATTGGGTGGCTTGGAGCTACGACACTTCACCTAGTGATCTTGCTGAAAGTATTTTGCAAGAAATAAATTTCATGCTCAAGGATAAGAAAATTTATATTAGTTCTTATCTCGATATGGAACAGGAAGATTTTGATTTTAAAATGGAATTAGACCTAGATGAAAGGAAGAATAAATGACAATAGGACAATTAAATAATACTTTTCTTTAAACGCAGTTAGAAATGAAACATGGCGAAGAAAAAACTAAAACTAAAATTTTGAAAGGTGATGAATTCTACGATCTAACTTGGTATCTAGGATTAGATCATAGATATGGAAAATCACATGATATAGTTGATACAATAAAAGAACTAATAAACAATCCAGAATACGCAAAAGACTTCATAGCAGACTATGAAAATTGGGTTGAAGAAAAAAGAAGGGGAAACGAAAGATGATTAAAAATGTCGAGAACATAGACAAAGAGGTATCTTGGCTAACCTTTAAAGGATATTCAATAAGGTTAGAAGTATCTAAAGAATTTACTAATAGCAATTTAGTAATCACAGTAAATCCTAGCAGTGAAAGAAGATTACACACACAAGCTAGTAGTAGAAAGGAAGAATAAATGACTGAGGTAAACGTAGATCATAGACTAGTTCAAATACACTATTCAAAACTAATTAAACGAAAGAAGAAGGATTTGAATACACAGATGAGAAGGACGAAGCTAATTTAAGTTGCAGTGTACTTAGAAACACGATTTAAAGATGAAAATGGTAAAGAAATATCTGAGTTCGATATCACACACGAAAAGGAATTTGATATTGATGAACTAAACCACGATCAAGCAGTTAAACAAGCTGAACAATATGCAAGTGAATTATCAATAGAGTATAAAACAGATTGGGAGTGGTATTAAAATGACAGTATCAGAACTAATAAACAAACTAAAAGAGCATGATCTAAATAAACTTGTCGTGTTTTATCGTAGTAATGATAATTATGATGATGTTTATAGTAAAGATAGTAGCTTAATCGAACATGATTTTTTAGGAACTTACGAAAATAGTGGACAAGTAGAAATTCATATTAGTGAAGGTGAGGAACTATAATGAACGAGCCTAGAGAATGTGAGGTGTGTTTAAAAGAATTTGATTTAGACACAGAGGGCTTTTTAAATATCCTAGAGATATGCGAAGCTGATGACAAAGTTATTGAGGATTACGAAACAGAAAATAAAATTAATCTTCAAAACTATTTCTGTGATGATTGCACAGATAAAACTTTAAGACGAATAGAAGGGAAAAAATAATGAAATATAAATATATTGTTTGGGTTGGTGGAGTTGATGATTACTACACCGACTTAGATAGAGCCATTGAACATTTTAGAGAATGGATTGAGAAAGGCTATGATGAAGTAGCTATTGAATGCATAGGAAGAAAGGAAGAATAATGAATAAAGAATATATCATTGAAGTAGAAAACGCAGATGTGGATACACTAGATACGATTACAGAAGCATTAAATACTTTTAATGTTAGATGCTATGTCTATGAGAAAGAGGAAGAAAAACAAACAATAAAAATAACAGTTGAAGGGGGAGTAGTTGTTAATGTTGAAAACTTACCCCTAAACTTTAATTATGAAATAATGGATAAAGATGAGTAATAAAATGGATTCTAATGTTTCAGATATTTTAATACGACACTTTGAGAATGTAATAAGAGAAAGGAAAGAATAATGACAAACTTAATATTGATTGACGACATAACTTTTTATAAAACAGATGAAGAAGGAAACGAACTTTTAGATGAGATAACAGGGGAAGTAAAAATTTTTCGAATCAAAAAAGGTGTAAGAGTAAAAGCTCTTGAATACTTAACAGAAGGTATTGAAGAAGATATGTTAGAAGAAGATGCAATATAAATCTTTATTAACTAAACTTAAAGAATCAGTATTTACCTACTAAGTTTGATTACGATTTAAACTACTTAGATGATGAAGGTATGGAGTATCTAGAGAAAGTATATGAAGAAAACAAAAGTGTTAGCTACGAAACATGGGAAGAATTAAAAGACAATGTTTATATCTCTATGCTACAAGGTGGTTATCCTTTTAAACTTAAAGATGAAATCTTTGACACTGTAGATGAATGGATTAGTGAGGACTATTCAGATGAGTAATAATCCATTACCAGATTCAAGATTAGATTCGGTGTTTGATATTATAGCAGGTTTGCGTAGGCAGATGTTAAACACCGAAGATTCAGCAGGACAACAACGAATCTGGGAAGTAATAAAAAAATAACCAAAACAAGATTCGAGCTGGAGAAGTAGGTAATACCGAAATTTTAAGGTACATGCACAAGCACTTTTATTATTTCGGATTCAAGCACATGCGTATAGGGTTGATCTAAAATAAATAAGGGTTCGACTTCTGTGTAGTTAGTCACAAGCTCACGCACAAATTCGCCCGACCACAAACACACCTGTCTTGTATCTGGTATTTTTGCTAGAATGAAATTGTCTTTGCAAAGGGAATATCTTTTTATGTTCCAAGATATTTGAAAGGGTGAAAGATTTAACTGATTACCTTTAGCTATTTTTAGCTCACACCAAAAAGAAACATTACGCTTTAGCTTCGGGGACAGGCACACGCCCAACAGATCAGGGATACCCGGAGTTCCATACGTTTCAATTCTTGTCCAAAATATATTGGGAGTTATCTCTTTAATATTCTTCCAAAAAGTTGATTCCCTTCCTCGCTTTATGGAATGGGTTTTTGTTTTCTTTTTTTTGTCTTTTGGTGATTGTTTCTCTTTTTTCAACAATACGAACTTCCTCTCCTTCGACAACACAGAGTCGGACACCAAGCTCTTTTTGGTAGGCTTTGAGTTTTGTGCCTCCACCCCCTGCCGATTTGCCATTTATTATTCTCGTTCCTTTAGAAGTTTTAATATCAAGAAAGTGAGCCTTTCCATTTTGAGGATTAACGACAACAATATCAATGGGGCCCTGTTCACATACATTCGTGAAAACATAATTACCCTTCTTCAAGAAATTTGTTGATCGCTTTGTTCTGACTGATCGTCGCCTTGTATTGCCTCGGATCCATTGTCCTCCAAATCACTAGGTCTTTGATCAATAATAACATTCTTTCTCATTTTGTCTAATAATTCGGTCACTTCTTCTAACGACAAGTTATCAATAGATTTATCTTTAACCTTTTCTTTCTTGTCATAAAATCCGGCCGCTTTTCCTCTACTGATCTCAGCCATAATGGCCGTCTTTAAATCAGGCTTCATATCAAAGTTAGCGATGTCATCAATACTAGGATTCTCAGCACGTAAACCTAGTTCATGTAGCCTTCTCATGTGAGTAGCAGGGGAAATCTTATACTTATTCCAAAGATCCTCCTGTAAGGCTCTTATATACTCATGAACCTTAGGAAATAACTTAGGGTTCTGTAGTTGAGATGCTTTTGCTCTAGCAGATTTTTCTGGATAGCCTGCCAAAATTGCACATTCTGTAGCAGTTTTCCTATTTTCTTGAGCAACAAGGTGTTCAGCAAAGACAGCTTGCTTCGGGGAAATGCGATCTCGTAAATCTGCTAATTCTTTCGTTAGCACCACAAGGATCACCGGGGGTTTCTAAAATTTCATATTAACTCCTTTATAAGAACATTTTATACAAATTACGATAAAAAAATAAACATAATTCGTTTCTTTGCCTCCTCATACCCCTTTGGAAGAATAACTTGTTCTTCGGAAGAATAAGAGGAAGAATGAACTATTTGTAATAACCTATTGATTTTACTAACTAAAAACTAACTTGGAAGAACGGGAAGAATTGAATTTTGAATAAAAAAAATTTTTTTTTATTTTTTTGTGAAAATGGTTCTTCTATAGTAATCTATTCTTCCATGGTCAATGGTCCGTGAGCCCTTATCCTTTCAGCTCACAAGTCCTCCTTTCATAATTGTTTAATTGACTATTGACCATGGTCAAAGATTCGTATATATTCTCCCATAGAAATGGACATAACAATTAAGGTCAAGGACAAGGCAAGGAGAATTCAAATCCTCCACGTTTATCGGGGAGAGAGAAAAAATCCTACCTAAAATACAAGAGTACATCAAAGATAATAAGCATCATTATATTGACGTATTCTTTGGTAGTGTGGAAGACTCCAAACAAGTCACGTACGACGAATTGTTTAATCCGAAATAGAAAGGATAAGAAATGGAAAAGGTTTTAGAATTTAAAAAACCAAAACAACGCAAAGTCATCAAAGATGATAGCTTTGTTTGTCGATTGCCCTATCCGATCACGATTCACACGTTAGTGGATATTGTCGAACGCATGGGTGTCGAACACGAAGGAACAGTCCTACCCGGACTGAAATTTATTGAACGACAAATAGTCAAACTAGAAAGGGAAGTAGAATGAAATATACATACGATCACTTAGCCAGAAAGCTACTCAACCAACACGCATGGATCCGTGTGCCGTGGTACATCCCCCTTCGGGATACGCACCCA